CCAAATGGGATCATCTGTACAAAGTTTACAATTTTATCACGAACATCATCTACTGAGTTTGTTCGCGATGCGTTTATTTCAAGTATGTCTAAATCATTAACTTCTAGTTCATTAAACAATAATTTTGCAAGTGTTGTTTTACCAATACCTGCATTACCACTAAACAGCAAATGCGGAATAGTTTTGTCTTTAATCCAAGTCTTTACTTGGTTGCGCTGTGCATCATCTCTAAACACATAACCATCTACTGTTTTCGGACGATACTTTTCTACCCATAATTCTTTCATCTGTTTTCCTGTTGTAATCTAAATTGACAGTACACCTGTCCCCATAAGTATTCGTATATCATATATGCTAGTATAGCACCAAAGATAGGAATTGTAAAGAAGAAATACATAATAAGATATGCATATACTATTGCCGCTGGCCAATCATACCATCGTATCATAGACCAAGGATGCCAAATAGGTTAAACCAACCCATTGATGTTCCAATTACAACTGGTACACCGATCATTGTTACTGCGATAATAAAGAACGCTAGTCCTGCGCCTTTGTTGTGATAAGGTTCGTTTGGGTTACTCATATGTTCCGTTCCTTCTTATTTTTTTTCTTTTTTGTCGACTGGTGCTTCGTTAGCTTGTTCTGCTTTTTTATTTCTCTTGCCGTAGAAGCTAGACTTATATTCTACACCACTAGTAACACCCGGTTCTATATGTTGTATTTTCCCGCCATTGTCTAGAAATTCTTGTATTTCTTTGTCGCTTGTGTTTTGTGGTTTTGGTTCCGGGTTCATCTTTTTAGTCCTAGTTCGTTGTATGCAATTTGAATTGCTTTTGATTGAAAGTATGCATCTGCTAGTGCATTATGTAAATTATTTTGCATTGCTTTACGTGGATCTTTTTGACAACATCCAAATAGTGTGCGTGAATCTCTAATGATCCAAAAGTTCCAAGGAATATTCATTCCTGCTTTTCGAAACATATCTTCTAATATTGTATAGTCAAACCCATAACCTTGACCCCATAATGTGTCAACGCCGACAACCCACTTACTAATTTGACGTAGTGCTTCTTCTACACTAACTGCACCTGTTTGATCAAACGCTTCTTCCATAATTGCAGGATCTTGTTTACCCCACCATTCAATGGTGCTGTCACTTGCAGTACGGCCAAGTGCATCTTGCTCGTCAATATTAATTTTTAAGTAAAGCTCTGAGTGCGGCTCACTATCATCTAGCGGATTAAACTTAACTGCTCCGAGTGATAGTACAGTTGCGCTCGGGCTAGTGTCGATAGTTTCTAGATCAATAGTGCCGTGCGTTGCCATTATTTTTTGCCTTTTCTATTTTCTTGACCAATGCCAGAAATGATAAGAAAAACATAAAGAACAGGCCAAGCCCATCCAGTTAAGTATCCAGTTGTGTGTAAAATCATAAGTGCAATACCTGTTGCACCAGTTGTGCCTAATCCACTACTTTGTGGTGTTGGAAACATCATAAGAAAACTCCTTAGTTATTATATGTACATTATAGCACATATCAACTAAGGAGTCAAGTAGTTTTTTAAATTAATTTATGAATTGAGCAAGTTCGGGTGCTTTCCAGCCCTCCGGCTTTAGCACTTTACCATCTTCACGTTTGATCACTTTGCCTGTGGTTGGATCAATCTTTGCAAAGTTTGTGTCCATTACTTCTTTCCAGGCTGCTTCGCCATCCCAACCTGCGGCACGTACTGCGCCCATAGTAACAACTAAGATGTCAATTAGTGCGTCGAGTTGTTCGACTTTGTCATCTGCTGCCACTGCTTCTACAAGTTCACTTACTTCTTCGTCAATAAGACCAAGATACATTTTGTAGTTTGCTTCACTTGGTGGCTGATCACACGCTGTTGCAAATGTGTCGATATCTTTAAATGTGTTAGTCATTGTTACCTCTTAGTTTGCGCCAAAGTCTTCTGGTCGTACTGTGCTTTTTTCTGCACCTGATTTATCTCCAAATAGTGTATTTGCAGGAACTTCGGGTTGCCATCCTAATACACTTTCTGATTCTACAGTTCTCATAGTATCAACAGTTCCGTCATCCATTTCAACTTCAAACCCTCGGGTCCATCTGCCGTGTTCAACTAAGATCCAATCTCCGATCTCGTAAGGATCTGTATTTTCATTACCTTTTGAAACTACACACCCCCAACGAGGTTTGATTCCTTGATCTTTGCCGTCATCACTTGCAATAATAATTCCGCCCGATGTAGTTTGCTCACCGAACTCCATATTATTTACAATCACACGATTACGAATTGGTCTTACACTACCTTTAACTCGTGTAGGAAGACCGGTACTACCGCCTGTCATTGTCATTTACGCCTCGCTTTTTGGTACAAAATTTCCGTTGTCGTCTTCAACCCATTCATCATCATCGCCGAATTCAGCAGCCATTTTAGGGTCTTCTTCGATTCCTTTTGCTTCAACTTTTTGTTGAGCTCTGGATTTTCCTTTAGGTGCTGCTTTACTAGACTCTGGATCTGCTTTTACTGCTGAGTCTGTAGCCTTACTAGGCATTGGTACATCAGGTAAACGATCTGAGTTTTCATAATAGTCGCTAAGGATATCTTCTTTCTTTCGAATAATTTTCCCACCAGGACCTAATTCGTCACCACGTGCGTTTACACGAGCATTACCAACTGCAGGAGTCAATTCGTTACGTTGCTGTAACAAATCCATATCAACAGTTTTTCCTCGCATAGTTTTATAAGTTTGTCTTGCATTAGTTTTCATAATTTAATTCTCCTATGAATTATATACGTATTTATCTAAGGAACTCTCTCCAATCCAGGTCAAACTGGATTGAATTAATTCTGTGTACACCTATTAAGTATAGCACATAACTTGCTACAGAACTACCTCTACCTACGCCCCATACAATATTATTTTCACGCATAAAGTCTACAAGATACACCATATAGCGTAGTAAGTCTGTCATACCTCGCTCTAAAAACGCTTTCCATTCTTCAGTAACACGTTTCCATTCTTCAGTATGTCTAAGTTCGTCATTTGGTTCTACTTGTAATTTTTCTGCAAGTTTAGCAAACAGATAAACTGTAATATCCATATTCTTGTATTCTTCAGGCATAAACCATTCTGATTGTAATGCACCGTCAAAAGTCTTTTGGTCTACATCTAATGGGATATATTTTGTAAGTTCGGGTAGGTATTGTTCACGCATTGCTGCGTTAAACTTTTCAATATCATCACTAGGATCGCATAATACAACGTGACACTTGTCGACGTGACCTGAATAGATCATATCAGCTAAGTCTTTATTTGTAAATCGTGGTATTCCTAGAGAGTCTGTTTTCATAAGCATACATATAGTTTAACGTACTTTGATTAGTTTGTCAAGCTCTGATTGACTATTTATTGCTTCATTTGCAAGTTTTTGACGAGATCTTCTTGTTTCTAAATCAAGTCTATAGCTATCAATTAGTAATGTTATTTGTTGTTGTGCTTGCGGATTAGCAGTTTGCCAATAACGTTTAGTTAAATCAATAACTTTTTCTTCTAGGTCATTGTCAGATAGTTCAGTTGTATCTTCAAATAATGGGTGCATTACGAGTATTGACCAATATATCTACCAAAGTATTCGGTACTGCCTGTATATGTATAAATTTCTACAACGTGCATTTCGCCTTGAGCAATAGGAGTAGTACCATTAAAGAAACCTGGCGAAGTGCCATCTTGTAATACTCGTAGTGTAAGACTACTGCTAAACTCTAAGTTATTAGTACCAGTTGAAGTAATGTGTAATATAAATTTTCCGTAATAACCACTATCTGGAACGTTACTAAAGGTAAGTGTAGTATCACCAGTCATTCCAATAGTATGGAAGTTACCTTCGTCAAAATCTACAATTTGTGTTCCGTTTACACTAGAATAAGATTTTACAACTTCTCTCTGAGCCTGTAGTGTAGGCTTTTTAAGTCTTGCAGTTCCACCGCCGCTTAAATCTTCAAACACATTTGTAGTTGCATAAGTGCCAGCACCTGTTGAATCAATACGTACTGCATTTGCTTCTAAATCTTCAAGTCTTGCTTTTGTTGATGTAAAGTTATCATCTATTACTGTAAAGTTATCTCTAAAACCTTGTGAATCGTTGTCTTGCCCTGGAACAGGGAAAGCCGTGTCCAAATCTGCAACGTTTACTATATTATTTCCTGGTATGGCTGACATTGTTTATTCTCCTAGTACAGTATTTATGTTATCAAATATTAAAATCATAATTTGCGAAAACAATGTACTGTTCATTGCTCTTACCTTTAGTGCTGTCTATAATGTATCTATCTATTTCAAAATTAATTAAATTAAATTTAAAATCATTATTTTTTATATTTAAGAGTATATCATTTGATGTTCCTGGTTTACAATATGCAAGAACAACACAAGGAACATACCCTAGTTCTTCGATGTTATTTAACTGTGGTGTGCGCATCCACAGTGGTAAAAAGTTATTATCGGTTATCCCGACTTGAGCAATTCTATTTCTCATATTAGTAATATTACTAATATATTTTTTAGTTTGCGTAGATTCGTCAATGCTTATAGCATCACTATCAATTTTTAGTGTATTTGTAATTGGTCGAAACCTATCTGGCTCTTGGTTTATAGCAGTTGAGGTATTATCATTTTCTTCGTAACTAACATTGTTTATAAGACGTTTGTTATTTGTTTTTACATTAATACTTTGTTTAACAGTACCACTATTACTGTCTAATGGATCGATAATATCAACATATACTACTTCGTATACTACATCTCGTGTACCTGGAGTGTATGCTACTGCTGTCTTTACTTCACCAAACTGAAATTGTTTTTTGCGATGGTTTTTTGCAGCAGCACCAACAAATTTATTCATTTCAACATTTTCAATACCTGCATACATTAACATCCGTAAATCTTTCTGTAAACCAAATTCTGTATCGTTTGGTCGATAAATTGAAGATGGAGTAAACACAATAGGATCACTAATAAAACTATTGTATATAAATTGTTGCGATGCACCTAAAAATGGTTTAATATAAATGTTACTAAATGTTAATTCGTTTGGATCGTTAATTGCAATAGTAAACGACTTGGTAGTAGCACTAAATCCAAATTGGTCTTCTGCTTGAACTGTAAACGTGTATGTTTTGTCAATTGAAGTTGTACCAGAATCAAGAATATTATCATTCCCGTCAAATGTTGTTAATCCAGATATTGCAAATGCTTCGTAAACTTCCCACTTAGCAGTATCACTAATAAAGTCTGAAGAACTTGTATGAGCAATTAAGCATTTATACAAGGTTGTATTAACCTTTACAATATCATTTGCTACATAATTTCTAGCAGATTTCCAAAAACTCTTGTATATGTTTTCGCCAAATTGCTGTACCTTGCCAGAAATTTCGCCATCAATCGATATACGTAATCCATTTGGTAATCGTCCACTTGTTTTACTGTATCTTACAACAGCATCAGGAACACTAGTAGTTGCCTTAACATTAAGTGTACTAGTTAAGTTTGCATTAATTGTACCTAATGCTTTGATACTTTGCCAAGTAATGCGCGAATCAATCTTACCTAGCATTTTAACAGTGAATGTTTTATTTTTAAATGCAGAGTTTGTATCTAATGTTGCTGTTACAATTGTCTTGGTAAACGTTTCGTCTTTCTTTAAGTATGCATCTAAAGGCTTAGAAAGTGTTATTACATCGTATAATGGATTTTTATTATTAATTGCTGTAATTTTAAATATAGTACCTTTAATATTAAAGGTTTGATCTAGCAGTACTTCGATATCAGATTTTTTACTAATTTTTAAATTGTACGGACTTGATGCTTGTTTAACAGTACCTTTTCCTGAAGTTGCGCCTGATGCTCTAAATTGTGTCCCAACATTGTTATCGGGAGCACCTATTGATGTAAAGTCTGTATTTTCAACAGTTAGAATCTCGTATAAGTTGTTTCTTATTATTTTAACAGCCGGAGTTCTTGTCTGAGCAAAAGTTTCTTCGTATGTTGTAAAATTAATCTGTGCTGTGTTAGTAGCAGGACCAACGTATCGAGTAGCACGTACAGTAAATTTAAATTCTTTAGTAATACTAGGCTGATAAGGTACAATACCGGCCAATTCGCCACTTCCGGAATCTAGTTCTAATCCTGGAGGTATAATACTTTCACTACCGTCATCATTAAAATCTTCAAGGGTATAATTTACAAACCCTACAATGTCAGAAGCATTAATTATATCCATATACAGAGTAACATAGTTGTCAGCACGTCTGTATCCTAAATCTGCAGGTGTTAACCATATTGGAGTTCTAATATGAGAAGCGTCAGCACCGAACAATGTATTGCCCGATTGCATAATAGTATTATCTGCACGTAAGAAGTCGTCTCCTACAACAAATATTTTAAACAACCTTTTTTCAATTGTGTCACCGTCGCTGACACTAACACGGAATTGATAATTTCTATTTAATTTCTTAGGTGACTTAGTAGAAATACTTTTGTCATAAAATTCAATATCGTAAAAAAAGCTGTCGTAACCATTAGCACTTCTTACACCAAAATCAAAAGGATATTCACCGTAAGCGTTTGAATCATAGTATCCACTATTTGCAAGTGTATCAATTGCAAGAACAGGATCTACAACACCAACTATGCGTCCATCCCTAGTAAGTTGTATACCAGGAGGAAGTTCTCCGTCTCCACTTGCAATAAAATATTCTAAAGTTTGACCTGCTGCAATGTCGTTATCAGTTGCAATTAATTGAAAGTCAATTGGGCTATTATCAAGTATATAAAATGTATCGTTCTTACCAATAGGTAATGATCCAGCACTTGTTCCCCATACAGGTAAATCTGCACCAATAACATTTATTCTAAATGTTCGATCGTCTATTTCGTTATCTTTGCTTGCTCTAATTACAAATTTAAATTCTGTTTCTCTTGCAACTTCAAAAGGTGTTCCTTGTATTTTTTGATCTACAATTCTTAACCCAGGTGGAAGTGTACCGCTAATTATTTCTAAAGTGGTGTCTGATTCAACATCGAGGTCAATTGGTTGAAGACTAGCTGCTCGAGATTCACCTTCATTTGGTTCTCTAAGAGTTTTACCTTCTTCAATTTGTCGAAGTAGTAAGTTATTAGATGCGGTCCATAGTGCCATACACGAATTCCTTTATATAGCAATATTTATCGAAAAATTAGATGTTGATAGTGCCAAGATCTAAACTTACATTAACGCTATTGCCACTGATAGTGCCAAAGTCAACAGTGGTTGTAGCAAATAGGAAGTCCCATAAGTTTGTTACTGCTGTAGGTGCAATGCCATTAAAGTTCCAACTATTATCTTGTTCTCTATAGTAGTTAAGATCTCTTATGTCAATGTTGTGTACATTTCCTGTAAGGTTTCCGTTAAAATTTGCTGTTACTGTTGTTGCATTTATTAATCCAACGTTGCCCAAATTGTTTCCATCAGCATTTAAACCTGCTGCTAACTTTGGTGCAGGGTCGTCTTCAAGTTTACCTAACGCACTAGAGTTTACAGTAATATTATTACCATCTCTAGCTGTGCTTATAAGGGTTCCACCGGCTATAGTTAATGTAGTATTTTCTGTAATGGTAACACTACCAGTATCAGCAGCAACATCAAACTGAGTAACTCCAGCGTCAACGTTAACAGTGAGTTCGTTTGTATCAGACGAAAGAGTAACATTGGATCCACCTACTAATGATTTAAATCTTAGTTCTGCATCACTTTTGTTTGAAAATAGTCCCTCTCCGGTTCCTAAATTAACTACGGTAGTTGCTTCGGGTGTACGATTGTCAAGGTCGTTAAAATTAAAAACTATCTTTTCAAATGCTTCTCTTAGATCATCACCTGTGCCGTCGTTTGCTACACTGCCAAGGTTTATTGTTTGAATCGCCATATACTTGTCTCCTATACTGTATTTATTACATACGCCCTACAACAACTTCAACAACACCTTTGCCTTCGGTATCTTTTGCACCAACTGCTTTACCAAGCACTGTGCCTAGTTTAGGATCATTGTTTACAATAGCATATCCTGGAATTGCACTAGTCACAAGCATATCACCTTTAGCAACGGTACCAATTACATTACAAGGTACACGCCCTGTTAGTGCTAATGGTACAACAGTGTCACCCTCTAGTGCGTTGTTCATCAAGTAAGCTGGATCTGTTGACACAATACCAGCAACCTTGCGATCACCTTTTTCTGTACAAATTGTAACT